TCGGCCCTTGGGGGGCCGACGCTGGCTAGTGTGGCTGCCAGCCCTTTGGGGGCTGGCGTCTGCTTGCTGGTGGCGCCCTTGTGGGCGCCGCTAGTGTGCCCATAGTTTTTGTCTTGTTGCTGCCCTTATGTTTGGGAGGTTTTGTGCCTGGGCGTAGGGTTCCTTCTAGGTCGGCCCAGGTGAAGGGTCAGCGTCGCCGGTCGAGGCCGGTGGATGAGACTAAGCGGATTATTCTTGAGCAGATCCGTTCGGGTCAGACGGTTGCCCGGGCGTGTGATGTGGCTGGGCGTTCGGTGCAGTCGTATGAGGCGTACCGTAGGGATGACCCGGTGTTTCGGGCCGCGGTGGATAGGTTGCGGCAGGACCGGATTGACGAGTCCCGGTCTGGTGTGGGGGAAGATTTTCCGTCGTTTGCCGAGTTCAGTGACAGGTTTCTGGGTGCCCGGGTTTTTCCGCACATGCAGAATGTGGTGGATTTGATTGAGGGCCGTGGCCCGGGCTGGCTGCACCCGTCGATGGTGTTTGAGCCGGGTGAGCGTGACCTTGTGATGGTGAACATGCCGCCGGAGCACGCGAAGTCGACGGCTGTGACGGTGAACTATGTGACGTACCGGATCGCGCAGGACCCTAATATTCGTGTTCTTGTGGTGTCGAAGACTGCGGAGATGGCCCGCAAGTTTTTGTTTTCGATTAAGACCCGCTTGACGCATCCGAGGTTTTCCGAGTTTCACGTGAAGTATGGCCCGCCTGGCGGGTACGCGGACGGGTCGGAGTCGTGGTCGCAGGACAAGATTTACATCTCGTCTGAGTTTCGTGACTCGGGTGAGAAGGACCCGACGGTGCAGGCTTTGGGTATCCGGGGGCATATTTATGGTGCCCGCGCGGATCTCATTATTCTCGATGACTGTGTGGATTTGACTAACGCGCACGAGTTTGAGAAGCAGATTGAGTGGATTCAGTCTGAGGTGATTTCTCGTATTGCCGCGTCGGGGACGCTGCTGGTTGTGGGTACCCGGTTGGCGACGAGGGACCTGTATTTGGAGCTGCGGGACCCGAGAAGGTACCCGGATGAGGTGTCGCCGTGGTCGTATATGGCGATGCCGGCGGTTTTAGAGTTCGCGGAGGACCCGAAGGATTGGGTTACTTTGTGGCCTAAGTCGAATCAGCCTGAGCCTGGTGTTAAGGATCAGGAACCTGACGGTGAGGGTTTGTTCCCGAAGTGGGACGGTTCGAGGCTTGTGAAGAAGCGCGGCAGGATGCAGCCGCGCACGTGGGCCATGGTGTACATGCAGCAGCAGGTCACTGCGGATGCTGTTTTCCCGCCGGAGGCGGTGAAGGCCGCGATTAACGGGGCCCGCTATCCGGGTGCCATCCCGAAGGGGATGCCTGGTTGCCGCCCGGAGGGCATGGATGGGCTGGTTATTGTGGCCGGCCTGGACCCTGCCACGTCCGGGTATACGGCTGCGGTGGTTGTGGGGCTGGATCCGAGGTCCCATAAGCGGTATGTGCTGGATGTTGTGAACCGTGCCGGCATGAAACCGGACGAGATGCGCGCGATGATCACGGGTTTGACGGAGAAGTACCGGATCTCGGAGTGGCGGATCGAGAAGAACGGCTTCCAGGGTTTCCTGGTGCATGATCGTGAAGTGAACGAGTTCTGTGCGGCCCGCGGCACAGTGATCAGGCCGCATTACACGGGCCAAAACAAGCATGACGCGGATTTCGGTGTCGCCTCCATGACTGGCCTGTTCACTGGCTGGGAGGATAAGCGGCAGTTGATCGAGTTGCCGGCCACGTACAACAGTGAACCGGCGAAGTCGCTGATTGAGCAGCTTGTGACGTGGGCTCCTGACATGAAGAAGGGCGCCGGCAAGACTGACATGGTGATGGCTTTGTGGTTTGCGGAGCTGGCGTGCCGTGACCGGGTGATGATGATCAGTAACTTTACGAGGCATCACGCGACTAACCCGTTCTTGACGCCGTGGGATAAACGCTCGCAGCATGTCGTGAACCTGCTTGACATGGAAGCCCAAGGGGCTTGGACGCCCATCGGGGCTTAGGAGGTAACTTGTCAGAGTTTGACAAGACCAGTGTTGTTTTCGCGGAAGGCTTCAACGGCTACAACGGGTCGTCTTTCCAGCAGATCAAAGACTTGTACACGCGCACGAAGACACGTTTCGGTGACCGTGACTCGCGTATGCAGAACGTTCTGGCCGTGCGGCAGGGCCGAATGCGGGACGTGTACCCTGATTTGTTCCCTGAGGGGCCGTTTGATCACGGCATCGTGGCGAACATGGTCGATGTTGCGGCCCGTGACCTGTCCGAGGTGCTGGCACCGCTGCCCGCATTTAACTGTTCCGCATCCAACATGTCGTCGGACGCGGCACGCGAGTTCGCTGACAAGCGCACGAAAATCGTAAACGGCTATCTTGACTTCTCTGACCTGCAGAAGCAGATGTACACGGCTGCAGACCGCTACTTCACGTACGGTTTCGTCCCGGCAATGGTCGAGATTGACCTCGAGAAGCAGATGCCGCGGATCAAGTTCATGGATTCGATCGGCACCTACCCGATCATTGACCGCTGGGGTAACCTGAAGGCGGCGTTCTTCTCGTTCTGGAAGACACGCGACGAACTTCTCGCCATGTACCCGCATTTCGAGTCGCAGATTGGCCGACCCGGATCGGGCAATGACCTGGTTGAGGTTGTGCGCTACCACGACGCCTACGTGGACATGATGTACCTGGCGAATAACAGGTTTGATCTGGTGCTCGAGTCGGCAATTAACCCTGTCGGCGAGTGCATGGTGGTGTGGACGCAGCGCCCCGGTGTCGATAGTGACTCCCACGGCCAGTTCGATGACGTTCTTGCCGTGCAGGTCGCTAAGGCACGCTTTGCGCTGTTGTCTTTGGAGGCAGCGCAGAAGGCAGTGCAGGCACCGATCGTGCTTCCGCCTGACGCGCAAGAGCTCTCCCTGGGACCAGACAGCGTTATCCGTACCGCTAATGGTGAGCGTGTCCGTCGTGTACCGATCGAGGTTCCGACTGCGGCGTTCACCCAGCAGGGCGTCCTGGATCAGGAACTGCGGCAGGGGTCACGCTACCCGAACGCACGCACGGGCGAGCTTGACTCGAGCGTGGTGACGGGCCGCGGTGTGCAGGCCCTCATGTCAGGGTTCGACACCCAAATCCGCACAGGGCAGGCAATGTTTGCCCGGTCGCTGCGCGACCTGGTCATGCTTTGTTTTAAGGTGGATGAGATGATCTTCCCCGACGAGACAAAGACGATGCGCGGCAACGCCGACGGAACACCGTACGAAATCAAGTACCGCCCGTCCCGTGACATTAAGGGCGACCACACGGTTGACGTGCAGTACGGCCTGATGGCTGGGCTTGACCCGAACCGGGCTCTCGTGTTCGGCCTGCAGGCCCGCGGTGACAGGCTTATTTCTCGTGACTTCCTGCGCAGGCAGATGCCTTTCGCGTTGAACGCGACGGAGGAAGAGCAGCGTGTTGACATTGAGGAAATGCGTGACGCGCTGAAGCAGGCTGTGGCCGGTTACGCGCAGGCGATCCCTGTGCTCGCGCAGAACGGTCAGGACCCGGGTGATGTTCTCTCCCGGTTGTCAGAAATCATCCTCGGACGGCAAAAGGGCAAGGCAATCGAAGAAGTTGTTGCAGAAGCTTTCGCGCCCGAGGAGCAAGCTACCCCGCCGGGGGTTGAGCCGCCGGGTGCGGAAGCCGCAGGGATGGTCGGCTCCCCCGAGGTGATGGCTCCCCCTGGCGGTGGTGGACTTCCTGGTGTGAACGAGGCAACCGGCATGATGCCTGGTGTGGCACCGGGACAGGCAGGCATGGGCCCTGGTGGGCGGCCTGACTTGCAAGTGCTCATGGCATCGCTTGGTGCCGGCGGGCAACCCAACCTGTCGGCGGGTGTCACTCGCCGCCTACCTATCTAGGAGTAGCGCATGATGTACGGTAAGAAGGCCGGCAAGATGGACAAGAAGATGCCGATGAAGGCTGCTGCGAAGAAGGCCGCGATGAAGAAGACCGCAGCCAAGAAGAAGATGAAGTAACTATGTGCATCTCGTGCGGTTGCTGGACGGACACGTCTGGCAAGATGGGTGGGGACGGCAACCACCCTGAGGATTCCTCGAAGATGCCGAACGTGAAGACCACTGTGTCGCCTTTGGCTAAGCCCTCCAAGGGCTGATAGTGGATCTTGAAGAAGAGTTTGGGTACGACGGAACACCTTTCTGGAGACAATGATGGCCGCTAAGAAGCAGGCGAAGGTGCGCAAGGTTATGCGCGAGTTCAAGTCGGGCACTTTGCATTCCGGCAAGAAGGGCCCCGTGGTGAAGTCTCGCAAGCAGGCTGTTGCTATCGCACTGTCTGAGGCTGGCATGTCGAAGAAGGGCAAGAGGCGTGGCAAGTAAGAAGCCGGTGTGGGAGAAGAAGAATCCCAAGAAGAAGTCCACGCCACTGTCGCCGGCCCAGAAAGCCAAAGCTAAAGCTATGGCGAAGAAGGCCGGGCGCCCATACCCGAACCTGGTGGACAACATGAGGGCAGCTCGTGGCAAGTAGTCCAGACCCGCGGTTGAAGCGCGCCGGGGTGTCCGGCTACAACAAGCCTAAGCGCACACCGAATCACCCGACTAAGTCACACGTTGTCGTGGCTAAAGAGGGTTCACAAGTGAAGACGATCCGTTTCGGGCAGCAGGGCGTGACTGGCGATAAGCAGCCCACGAAGCGGCAAGCCTCTTTCAAGGCACGTCACGCAAAGAACATCGCCAAAGGGAAAATGTCAGCAGCCTATTGGGCTAATAAAGTGAAATGGTAGAGGAGCAGTAATGCCACAGCCTAATCGTGGAACGCACGGTAAGCCGCATGTCTCCGCCCCGATCAAGGGTGCGGCTGGCAGCAAGTCGTCCAACACGGACATGATCAAGCAGGGTGTCCACACCAAGGGCATCAAGGGCAAGGGAACCAAGTAGTTTAGGGAGCCGACATGAAGTTTCCATCACGAGACATGAGTGTTCATGTTGGCTACCTTGATTTGCATCTTGCCATCGTGGCGCAGGGCGTAGCATGGTCACCGGATGTTGCGAACGACATGATTGCCCGTATCGGGAAACTGTTCGACCAGTCCATGCTAACCCTCGCCCAATATGGCGCGTTTGATGACGAAGAAGAAGACGACGAGTACGGTCCAGTTCCCGAGAAAGAACTGATTGACCCTCGCGTTGTTTTTGTGGAGGATGACGAGAATGGCTGAAATGGGTGGCTACCGCCGACCCACTAACCCGGCACCCGTTTCGGGTCCTGGCCGGCTGTCACGTCGCACTGACGGTGTGCCGCAGCAGACCACCACGGAAATGACCGGCATGGGCTACGGCGAGAACGCCGACTACAACGATATCCAGTCGTCGGCCCCGCTTGCCGCTACGCCTCCTGCCGCTCGCCAGCGTGCCGGGGCACGTCAGCCGCAGCCGCAACCGCAGGTTGTTCCACTCATGTCGCCTACGCGCCGCCCAACAGAGCCTGTTACTGCTGGTGCATCATTCGGCCCAGGGCCTACGGAGAACCCAGTACAGCAGGAGATTGCAAACCGTCAGGCACGCCGCCCAACGGTTGTGGACACTCTCAGCAAGATCGCACCCCTTGACACGACTGGCCGTTTACAGTCAGTCGTAAACTATTTAAGGTCGGTAGAATAAACATTGGTTAGACCACCAGAACGTCCGAATCGGGACGTTCCCCGAGAGGGTGGTGACCAGTTCCCGAACTTGCGCTCTCGCCTGGACTACAGCCAGGAGGAGATGAATAAGCGTGAGCAGGCTGTCACCACGGATGTTGGCGAGTCGTACCGCCAAATTAAAAGACAAGCCGAGCGTCTTGAGCGCGGTGAGGCGCGCGTTCCTGCGCGCCGTGTTACCCCTACCGACACGTCTTATGAGCGTTTAAAGCAGTCGACTCAGGAGTATCTGCAGCGTACCGGCCAGGCGGAGGAAGAGATCCGTCCAGGCGTCGCTGCTATGCCGCCGAGGGTGCCGCCCGCTTACGTCCGTGAAAACTACGTCCAGTCTCGCCTCGATGAGGCCAGTCGGCTGATGCAAAGTTTTGAGGCTGACCGCGTTGGTGCTGATCTTTCCAAGTTCCCGTACCTACAGGAACTACGCGACGAGGCCCAGCGTTCTGGCATTAACCTGACGGACGAAGATATTAAGAACGTTGTTGCGTGGGGGCAGCTCGAATCTGCGGCGCGCCAGTACATCAAGTTGACGGAACTCGGTTACACGGATCTTGCCGAGCAGATCCCGATGACTTTGTCGGACCCCAACAAGGGCAACATTGTCATGGCGTCCATGTTTCCAACTGTTGTTGAAGAGCTCGCTAAGGAAGCCATCGGTCTGGATCTTGAGGATCCAAGCACTGTTGACAAGATGATGGAGAAGCTTGGCGAGTACGCTGGCAAGGCTCTCGATGTTCTTACCGCCCCAGGGGAGCGTGTTCAGGCAACATCTCGAGCAATGGCTTACGGGCAGGCTATTGGCGCAGGTAAAAGTATTTCAACCATTCTTGGCGAAGTTGCAATAACTAACCCGATTAGTGCAGACTTTTACGAGGCAACATCACCGGGTAAGTTTAACGAGACGTACATTAGCCAACTTATTGGTGACCCGGCGGAGGGAAAGTACACTCAACTTGAGGTCGATCTCGCCAAAGAGATCGTTCGGAAAAGTATCTTAGGACTTCCAGACCCTATTGCGGCAACTTGGAATGAGCAGGAAAACCGCACCGATCCAGAGGTTGCAAAGTTTTTCCGTGATG